TTTATCAATGATGAATTCATCAAAGATAATGGTGTAGACATTGGGGTACGCAATCGACTTGTTCGCTTGCGCAGTAGAAAGGGGAATGAAATAACCAATGGTCTCCCATTTCTTCCCAACCTTACGCTGCGCATACTGACCTTCTACACGGAATTCCTCATCGGGGAATTCGTGCTGAATGTCGGCAAAGAAACTATTGCGTCCTTTGAGTTCAGTTTTATAGCGGCGAAGATAGATAAACTGCTGGCCCTTATTGATTGCGTTCTTAATAACAATCTTTTTGGCGCCGTATGTCTTACCGAGACCACGAGCACCCATAATCATGTTAAATACGCCCGCATACGAGAGCACATTAGAGAAACTATAATAAGAAAACTTCTTTTTCACTCATGCCGCCTTACAGTCCACCAGCGGGTTCCCGCCAGAACATCAATAGATTTCTTTACAGGACCATAATGCGGGTTTCCGCCGTGTCCTACCAATGTATTCGAGTCTACCACCATTTCCACGTGATCCGTTTCGGGGTAATAAGACCCCGTGGAACGCCAAGCCATAACAATCATGTCCCCCGGTCGCAGCAGAGCCTTCTGAGCGGCGCTCATGGCCCCCGAACCACGGGGCATGACCTCCTGTCCACGGAAGTACTGGTCGCCCGTCCACGTGCCTACGAACGTGCCAGACGTGGCCTTGTAGGCGGCGTACATGAGCCCGCTACAGTCGGTGATGCCTGAGTTGTCCGGGTCCTGGCGGCCGGGACACTGACAATAGGCGAATTTGCCCAATCGGGCTAATATCCATGCGAGCGCCGCCGCGCCCTTACCCGAACCGCCGGGGGCAGGAGTTCCACCACCTCCGGCATTATTCGAGGGTGTTTGACCAACGATTTTTTGTTCAATGTCTTTAAGATTTACTTCCCATAGATTATGACCATGGGAATACATTGTGTATGTTCCGAACTTTGAGCGTAGTGTGAGCATCCCGCTGTCGTCGGCAGTAATAACGACTTTTCCACCAGAAATCGTGGTTGTCTGTGTCGTGTTGCCAACACTGCCACCATTTCCGGGAGTGTTGGCAACATTGTTTCCCTCAGTTACGCCACTTGTGTCTTTGGAGGAAATAATGTTCTTGGCTTGTGAGTAGCGATTGCCGTATCTACCTAGCACACCATTAGCCATAATGTCGGAATACATTTCATCAAGGCCGCCACCAGAATAGTTGTTAGCGACCTGTAGCGCGTAACGGGGACCCTGGTGGTAGGCAACGCACCAGAGAATGAATGCGTCGGTATCGGTATCAGGATTAATACCATATTGCTTGGATACATTGAAGTAGTTTTCAAGGTCCTTGACAATCTGGTCACCCTGAATATCTTTACTCTCATTCAGCAAGTCTTTGAGACTATCTCCAACCACACGAGACAAGTAATAAGTATTCCACGACGAATCACCTTCTGAAACTGTCTCAAGGCGAGACCTAAACCCAGCGTCAACTCGAGCATACTGCGCAGGATGTGCTGAGCGCATTCTATTGAGAATCGCTGCCGCACGAGTACCATACCACTGTCCAATTCCAACGGTAATTGGGTCGTTATAGTTGATTGCCGCATAATTCATCGACGACTCAACTTGCCCAATTGCCTTAATTGCGACTTTCTTAGCGGTCGCATCCCATGCCATTCTTCCTCCTAGAAAAGGGTCCTCCCTGGATTGTACCAGGGAGGACCCTTCACTTAGAAGATGGGATAGGTCCCGTTGAATGCCAGAATTGTATTGTCGGCAACGTTGTCGGGAACCACCAGTTTACCTTTTACGTCAACTACAAGGGGAAATGCTTTCGTACCGTTCCACGCTGTAATATACATTGGACGATAAGGCCTGGCCCAGCCCGGAAGGTTGAATAGGACGTCCCAACTAGACATTTGAATCGTAGAGAATGTGCCGTGAAGATGAACGACGTCGCCCTTACGGGAAATATACGACTTTAGCCAGTCCTCGTTCTTGACCTTAGCGAGGTTGGCACCATTCTTCAAATCATACCAACCAAAGTCAACCCACCCTGAACCACCTTCAAGCCACAGATCAAACTGTCTCTGAGCATACTCGTAACCAGCAGTATTGAAGTGGACGCCAGCTTCTTCGGGGAAGTACCGGGCCTGCTTCCCGTTGTGGAACCATGACCGAGAACCTTCGCAGACTAGTCCGCCGTAGGGCTCAAGAACTTCCTTGATGACGTTGGTGAGGTTCGCGCAGAACATTGCCATTGTCCAGTCGTTGTTAAGATCGTGCTCATTGTAGAGAACTGGAATGACATAGATCTTCGCGTTCGGGAAATTCTGAACACACTTGTGGACAAATGACTCAGCGGAAGACCGAATATCGGCGCGACCGCGAACATCATTAAGCATGTCGATGACGTAAATCTGTCCGGTCAGGCGTGCGCGATCACCCCTCGAGTCAATGATTGCCCGGTCAATCTGGCTGTTGAAGTTGTTATCAGGTGTGCTAGTAAACCCGCCACCCGAATATCCATAGTTGTGCGGAATCTCGCCCTTACTCTGGACCCAGCGCTCCCAAGTACCGTTGGGCCAACCACGAGACTCCGCGTTAGATGAACCAATGATAATTGAGTGTGGATAAAGAACGCGATGGATCGGGTCATACCGCTTATCGCTAGTGGTCTTGTTGTAGAAATCATTATCTACACTTTGTTTAAGTGTGGCAATACGAGAATTGACGTCACCGCTTAGGGCTGTTGCGGCGGACTTGATCTCAGTTATCTGGGAATTAATATTGTCCTGCCACTTCTTTGACGGGACCTTCAATTTTCCGCCAGCAATTGTGGGGGCGGCAACAGTGTCTCCACCATCGTCGCCAGTAAATGCTGCGGTAACAACTCGATTCTCAAAGTCGCGCATTCGCTGTTCCATTGCGGTGCGCTTTTCTTCGACGCTAGCGTCCCATTTAGTGTGCGCCTTTTCCATTTCGGTGATGAAGTTTGAAACAACATCATTGATCCGCTTAATGACCTTATCCTGTTCCTCACCAAAACTGTTAGTAAACTCGATAACATCAATAACAGACTTACGAAGACGCTCAAGCACATCAACATACGTGAGCCCATCGCGATAAGTAAAGGGCGTCACGTTGTTAATGCTTCGAGACTGAACGCGCCACAGAGCGCGATCAATATTCCCAAGAATCTCATCACCAGTAGCCATAATATCCTCCAAATCCTAGGCCGTAGGTAAATCCGTTAACTAGTCCCCCCGGGGTGTGCGGCATATCGGTGTCCCACAGTCCCATGAAAAGATCACTCAGTTCTGCGATAATTAGGTCATCCACATTAAGTAGGGTCCCCCGATAATCGGCGATAGCGCGAGCCTTAGAGCCCGAGTAGCCCCACGACTCCGACCGCTGATTGTTGTTGTAGTTGCTGGTCGAAGACGACGTGCTGTCAGACTCGTTGCGTGACGTAGTATCGCCCGACGTGCTCGCATCACTGATACTCGTAGCATAGTCCCCATCGCCCGCGAGACGCGTCTGGGGCGTGTCCGAGCCCACCGTACGCCCTTTGGACTTGTTGGTGCCGCTACCGCTACCGGTCTGGTGGTTGATCCCCGAGTTCTGGGACGTGCCGTCCTGGCCTGTCTTGCTGTAGTGGCGGTTACCTTCAAGCGGGTCCGTGTTTTGCAGTTCGGCAAGATACATTCGATTATACCGAGGCATAATTAGATCCATCTTAAGGCTTAACCGCCAGACGAAAATGTCGATTGTCTCGTGAGCAATTTCTTGAAGCCAATAGGTCTTCTTGATTCGATCGTTCAATGTTTTTCGATATGATTCATCGAAAATCGGGTAGTCATCAAGCCCGATGTGGTCATCGGTCAACTTAACAACGTCACGAAGCATTATCGTTGTTACTGACATCGTCACCTCCATAAGTTGTCAAATTAGAATTAGCGAGATAGTCATTAAGGTTAGGCGCAGCATTGTCGTCAACAGCCCAATAACACGACACATTAAGCCCGAACTTCTCATTAATCTGTTCGCATGCCAGTTCTCGCGGCTTCATGAACGACTCTCGAGATGCGAGCACTTGACCGGAATTGGCGGCGGCTTCCTCAACCACCATGCGCTCACGCTTCTCGGAATTTACATTCATAATGCCAAGCATTGTGAGTGCTTCACCCCAAATCTTGGACTTTGATTCCATATGTTTGATCGAAGAAACCGCACCAGCACCAGCGTTCTGATTGAGCGGAAACACGCCGATAGTGTTAGCAAGATTATCCATACTCATATTCTCAGTACCCCACACAACGGGCTCACCATCGTAAATCTTGGAAATGAGATTCTGAATGGTGAGACGCTGGTCCTGCGAGCACGCAACAATCATCGGGTTGCGCTCATTCAACAGATCAATTTCGATTGTCCTGTCAATCTGAGCGAGCCGCGCAGCATAGGAAAGAACCACGTCGATTTCCGGTTCGCGAACCTGGTTGCCCCAGATACACACCGACTCCGACGCGCTCACTTCACGAGAATAGACACCGTTCCGTGTTACTCGATACCCCGTGGGGTTATCCTGAATATCCAGGGGACCCGAGATTGTGGCGGGCATTGCCATAAACAACTCAAAGAAAGTATCGAAATAGAAAACTGAATACCCGTTATTGAAGATAGTTGCTTCAATGAAACGAGGATCAATACCGTTAGGTAGCCCCTCCCAGGTAAACCGAGAAAGACACTTCCCCATTAACTGTCGCCGGTACATGTGCTCCAACTGCATCTGTCGCGCCTCAGAGGAGGACGGAGGAGATGCCATGATTTTCTTATAGATACCATTGAGTACATAATCTTTCTTAGTCACTGAGCCTCACCTTAACATCCTTATTGATCCTGTTATTACGAATGTTCGTGTTACCAATACGCTGAGGGGACCGCCACACCGTCACACCCTTTTCAAAGATACCCCTAACGCTGGCCTTAAAACCTTCGGGAATTGTGGTGTCAACCAAGTAACACTCAGCCATTTTCCAATATGTAAACTCTGTCATGAGGCTAAGCGTCTTCGGGAACTTGATCCAAGTATTCATCAAGTAACCATACCTAAGCCAGAAATCACCAATGCTACGCATCGCAGCCGGCGACACAAACCTAATTCTAGCATCAATCACAAGCCCATTCGAGACCATCGCAGACACATAGCCCGAGGTTTGTCCAACCACCGACGGCGGAATAACCTGCATGTCCTGACGCTGACCATTAATCGAAGCAATAGCTGCTTCATAGTCGCCATTAGCTGCGAACTGTGCCAATTCGTAGTTAGTATCTCTAACGGTCCTTTGCTGCTGCTGAGAAATCTGTGAAGCGCCACTAGCCAACTGATTCTGGATATTCGCCGTCGACTGTGCCTGAGAATTATTAATCATCGCAGAAACGCCAGCCGTAGCCGCCTGACCAATACCGGCACCAGCGGCAGAACCATTCAGCCCCATAACCCCACCGAGTGCGGTCATAGCGCCCTGAGTCGCCTGAACGGTAGCCCGCATATTGTTGTAGCGAGACTGCGAATCAGCCATCGCAGAATTACCCCACATACTGTTCTCGGCACCCGCCTGAGTCGCGGCAATACCCGCA